AAGGTTTACACCGAATACTCTGGTGATAGCTGGGCCGTCATCATTGGCGACATAGATTTCTCTGCGAGAAACTTCGTCAAGCTGATCGACACCCCAGTTGCGAATGTCTTCAACTGCTTCTGGTGAGCAGTATAGGTCTGTAAGGCGACCGGGAGCAGTAGCGGCATTACCACCACCATTACGGCGCATTACGGTCTTCATAAGACTAACAAGACGCTTGGTGAACTGACCAGCAGCAGCATCGTTGTCGAACACCAAGATGTTGCGGTCAACGGCAGCGGCTAGTAGTGTGTGCCATCCGTCATCGTTAATCTTCTTAACGAATGAAGATTCAAGAACCTGCATTGCACGGGCAACGACGTTCCAGTTAGCTTCACGGGCATACTTTAGGAGGAAATCGATTGAGCTTGTTATGCCGTAGGTATTGATCATGACATAATCACCTTCGACATGACGCTCTGGAATTCTTCCATTGCCGGGGTTAGTGTAAGCCACATGATCAGTTTCCGTGCCGGGAGCAAGGAGATCAAGTGGGAATTCTGGGGTAGCGCCGGGTTCTAGTGGCATAGCTTCAAAGATTGAAGTTACCACATCACCGAAGAGAACGCCCTTACGAATTGGTGTTTCTAAGGCTTTGGCGATTTCCCTCTGTGCTGTCATTGCAACAGCTTTATCTGAACTACCTGAACGCTTTAGTAGTTCAATGAACTCAGGTGTTGGTCTAGTCTTCATGTTTTTCTTCTCCTTTAATTGTTTATTCATACGTTTGTGTTAGGAAGGTCGATGAATACCTTGGCATAGCCATCTTCATCAACGCCAGAAAGGAAACGGCCAACAAGTCTTGTTGAGCCATCGGCATCGACATCATCATTAGATAGATCGCTAGTAGCAAGATTGCCGCTATGAGCTAAATAAGCTGGATCGCCTGCTGATGGGCTTGTTCCCTCTAGATTGCTTGTTACAACAAAACCCTTCTGGAGAAGAGTTACTTTACCACCCTTCTGGACTTCATCCTTATGCTGGTTGAGGTGCTGACGGGTTAGGTCAATATCAACCATATCATTAAGAAGAACGCCAACTGGAACCTTGCCTGATGGAAGAGCAGCATATGTTACAACGGCTGCACCGTTGTCCATAGCAGCGCCTGATGCACCAGTGCTAATTGATGCTACACCACCTCTTGTGGCGGCTTCATTCATGAAGAATGAAATATCTGTCTGTAGTACACTTCTGTCTGTTTTTAGAGCCATTATCGTTTCTCCTTTAAAAAGTAAATTCAGTTAGTTTTAGGTGTTGACCTTAATACAGAACCTAGCCATTCGCTAGCGACAGCCCTTAATGAACCTTCTTCATCTTCTACGCCAGCTTCGGCAATTAGAAGTTCGGTTGGCTCTTCGACGGTATCAAGATCCTCTTCGGAAGCTTCTGCTGTGTCAACTTCTTCTGAAACTTCTTCTTCGGAAGTTACTTCTTCAGCTACTGCTTCTTCTTTGGCTCTAGAACCAACAGACTTTTTGACAGCGGCTAACACTCTGTCGAAAGTTTCTTGATCTGCATCCACGAAGTCTTCAGCTGTTGATGCGGCAGCTTCTGCCTCTAGACCAGCTTCTTCTAAAGCGGCCTTTCTCGTCATCATGGCTTCTTTCTTCTTATACATTGCAAGCTCTTCTTTCATAGCTTCCATCTTTTCTTTCATTTTCTTCATTTCTTCGTCACTATGTTCTTTAGCTTCAGCCTCTTTAACTGAAAGCTCTTTGGCTTCTGCAATTTCTGCATCCTTAGAAGCTAAAGAAGCTTCTAGATCCTTGATTGTTTCTTCGAAATCAGCTACTTTGCTGGTTGCGAGTTCACTCTTAAGGGTTTCGTTTGCAGCCTTTGCTTCTGCCAATTCTTTCTGCAAATCAATGATTTGCTGATTTAAATCTTCAGACATATCGATCTCCTTTAAAGGTTGTATTTCTAAAGCACAAGCCTTAGACTCACTAAAATTCTTGTTCCCTTCCAAAATAACACTACGTGGATTAGCTGGCTTTGAAACTAAGCCTTTACCAGAGAACGATAAGTTTCTAAGTAGCCTGCCAATCTGATAGTTTTGGTATTTTCCGGTTCCACCATACGATCTTAAGTGTTTTGTTAAAAATGCTGAATCTTCACTTCTCTTTACAACACTAGCCTTGCCGCTTTCATCAATAACCGCATAATCGAAATCAGGGAAAAGACATTCCATTGAAACGAACCACTTACCCTCTTCGATCTCTTCGACTATATTCTGCATTCTTTCTCTCTGTTCAGCATCACTCCAAGCGGTATAAATTACTGAAGTGGTTAGAATGTTAAATTCATCTGGTAGAGATTCGGATTCTTCATCTATTTCATTGCCGTCATTATCAACGGCGATATTGCCGGTAATATGCCCAATGATATCTTTTTCATCATGCATAAAATTAAATGGCTTATCTTCAGGTGTATTGCGGGCTTCCCAAAGCTCCCGTGGATCAAAAACGTCATCATTTTTATTCCATCCGGTGCTTACAAGAATAGACTTTAGATAAAATAAATCTAACTGATCTTTATTAGCTTCATTTAAATTGGCAGCTATAATTTTCTCTAAATCTTCGTTCTTGCTTTTTTCAGCAGGAACGTGCTTTTCAGCCAGAGAACAATAAGCAATCGTGTTATTCGACGCTAAGGCTTTCTCTAGGCCGTCAGATATTTCTTGTGGATATATTTTCATTCAGTTACCTCCAATGTTTTATTACACAAAAAAACGATAACTAGGTATTTAATGGTCGTTTTTCTGGTTTTCAACCAAACTGAATGCGTATATCAGTTTTGTCTCATTTACATTAGGCTGTCTGTTATTTGTTGTAACAAATTCCTCAACCTTATTCTCAATAGATTTTTTAAAGTTAGCAGAAACTTTTTTAGTGTTATCTAGCATATTCTTAATTGAAGTTTCATCTATATTTTGAAAAAGCTGTAAATTAGAAAATACTGAAATCTTTAACTTGTCAAGCTCAGAAAGTTCAGCCTTAGTCAAACTCCTGACATTATTTTTGTCAAAATGAGTGAGTGCTATTGGGTTTAGGATATCAGATACTTTGCTGTATGCTTCCATTGCCCATATAACGTCATTTGTACCTGAACTTCTAGGTAATACCCTTTTTTCTTTTCTCTTCTGCTTATCTCTTGAGAGTCTTGGTCTTCCAGCTTCTAGTTCTGGATTATTGTTGGATATGTCAGAGATCGGTGTATCGTTAACATTTACTTCTTGCACTTTGTCTTGACCAACTGGTAAACCCATATTTTCAAGATAATCGTCAGAAAGCATATCTTTGTTAAGTGCGATCTTTGCAATTTCATCCCTGTGCTGTGGGTTATGGTATGGGCTAGCTTTATCTGGCATTGCGTCAGCCCTTCTGTCTTTTTCTTCTCTTCTAACTCTAACACGCTCAATTGTTGGCATTTCTCTAAATCTTTCAAGAAGTGTTTCTTGAGAAATGATATCCCTATCAGCAAGCTGGATGAGTAATTGTTTTTGTGCTGCTTCATCAGATAGTACAATTGAATCAAAATGAATCTCGGCTGGTAGCCTAAAACCCATAGCTTTTCTAACTAGTTCTATTTCTTTTCTCCAGAATTGAGTTAAAATTTCTCTGCCATACTCAAGCCTCTCAATCAGCGTTTTGAGAGAAACATAGTTATTTGTATATCCACCGCCCGTAGCAGCGCCAGTAAGTGTTGGTGGAATACCTAAACCAGCATAAACACTAGTCAATACTGGCTGATATTTTTCTGAACCAAGGAATCTATAAACCTGTGATTGACTTTCTGTGAATTTTAATTCTGGCCCCCATACCAAGTCCATCGTGCCGCCACCAACATTGCTAGCTAAGATGTCTCTGAGCTTATTAATGGCAGCTTTGGTTGGAATAATCTTATGATCTAAGTCACCAATAGTCCAGAGTCTAACATTAGAAATAGCCCCATCAAGAGCGGCTAAATCAGCCAGCTTCATTTTCTCTAGCATGATGATATCATCTAGAATAGCGTAGATCATCGGATTGGCCCACAAAAGCCAATCGTCTTTCTTGTAATGATAAAAAGAAACACTATCTTCATCTAGTGGTATTTTTCTCTCGCCTTCAAGAAGGGTTTTTTGCAAGTCGTTGGGTAATGTTTTGAAAATTGTTTTATTTGAATTTGAGCTTTTAATTAGCGACTCATAAGTGTACTTTGAAATGTTAAGCACATACTTTGGTTTACCAACAACCTGTTCACCATAATCTACAATATCAACAGCAACAGGATTTAAGAAGTCATAAATCCAAGGGATTTCCCTACGTTTTACTTTCTGGTCTTGAATAATAACATCAGCGCCGCTTGTCTTTAATAGTTCGCGCTCCCTGTCTCTATTCAATTTAGCGTTTCTTCTTTTTACGACAACATTTCCCGTTCTGTACAAATAGTTCAAAAATCTTTCTGACCTATCAACACCATTAACGTTTATAAACCACTTACGATAAAACTTTTCGATATTTTTGTTTGGATGAACGATAGTTAAACCCTGAGCAGCAAAATCACTCATAAGGTCGATAACATTCCTAATAATGCCAACTTTATCATAAGCCTGCATACACATCTTAATAATGCGTTTTTGATAATTGGAGATATGTTCTCCCGGCCTGAAATTATCGTAATCCTCACGAAGAAAGCTTGTTCTTACTGAGCGATTAGGCTCAACATCAATATAGCTTGTACGTCTACCATAGGCTACGGCCTTCTGAACCCCATCATAAGCATCAATGTTACTAACTGTTTGATTGTAAGCCTGTTGTTTTTGTGAGTCGCTTTCCCAAGTAAGATATAGGGGTTCTTTTGACATTAGTATTGATCTCCGTTTAATTGTATTGATAATGCGATCATATTGTATGGTACACAATTAGTAGATGTTTTTGGCTTTTTCCGTAAACCAAGCTGGGCCATAAAACATCTTCTCGTCACCAGAAGATCTGTTAGATGCTGCAAAGCCACCAATAGCTCCATACTCTATTATATTTTTTTCTATGGAAAAAGCACGCGCAGACATATTAGCAATTAAAAGAGCTGAATATCTGTCTTTTCTTAATCTGTTTTTCTTTCCTGCTGCGACTTTAATCTCTGGAGTATCCCACCTCTCTCTACCCGTCGATGTTTGTGTCATAACAATCATTGATAGTTCATCTTTTAATTCTTCTATCTCCATTACACAATCTTCAAGAGTGTCATAAACCCTATTAGCTGATTTGTCTTCTTCTATAGATAACCCAATGCTTGCGGAATCAAAGAATGGAAATAATAAAATTTTATCTTCAAAATCTTTTCTCATGCCGTGATTAGCTTGAGCTAGCCAATCGGCCCTTGCAAATTGGCATGGTCTAATAATATGCAAGCCCTTATTATCGTCAGTATCTTTGGGCTTATCTTCTTCGATTATAGGCCAAAGAGCAACCTCGCCCTCTGATATCTTGTCTTTATCATGTAAAGCTTCCATAACGGCTATACCTCCACCTTGAGCATCAATTGCTATTTCAACACACGGAAAAACCTTCATTAACGCTCTGATCTTTTTAGCGCAATAAGAGTAAAAGTCCTCTTCGTCTGTAATCATTGATTTGACTTTGTTTTTGTGCTGCTGTCTAGTTGTAGTCCAAGCATAAACTATTCTTCTGTGGTCCTCGTTAAGCTCAATAACAACAATGCTAAAGTTATCAACTTCAGAAGCGGGGTCAACACCAAAGATGTATTTTTTGTCTTTGTTGCCTCTTAACATCGCCCCAAAATGAATTTCACCAGACGGTAAAGATATTGGATTAGTCATAGATGCTGTGCAAGCCTCAAGTAGACTTCTTTTAAAGAAGCCCTGACTGTCTGTTGTAAAACAAGCCCCATATTCCATATTGTATATACCAGAATGAATTGTGGCTTTTGCTCTTGATATCTGGCCCTCATCCATAAAACCCGGAGGAAGTTTATCTACGGGCATTCTTATTATAGAATATTCTGTCCAATCAAATTCTGGTGCTGGATATTCGCCAAAAATATCTTTTAATAATTCTGGATCACCCCTACTGTTTACTATTGATTTGTATCTTTTCCAGTAATCTGAAAAATGATTAAAATCATAGTAAGCTGTTCCAGATAGAACTATTTGATTAGACTTCTCATTGAATTCTTTGATTTCTTGTTCTAGATTTATACCAAGCTCCTTAGCCTTTTTTGCCTTGGCTCTTTGTTTTACTTTATCTATTGGCGAAGCGGAAACAGCGGCGAAACCAGCGACAACATTTTCAAAAATATCTCTTGGTATACTGGCAAACTCGTCGGCAATAATATCATTGGCTCGTTGGCCTCTGATTTTTGAACCGTCACCAAGTGGTAGACACGTTATAGTGCTGTGGTTTATATGCATTACACATCTATCAACATCACGCCTTGGTCCACTATTATTGTCACATAAATCTCTAAGTATTGGGGCGTTTTTCCATATGGTATCCATATATTCAAATAACACTTTGGACTGTCTAAAAGCCGCACCAACAACAATAACTTTTCTTCTTGGCATAAATAAAGCACGAAGCAATGGGTAAACAGAGAGGATGAAAGATTTACCCATGCCTCGGCTACCAATTAACATTGGAAATTTTCTATTCCAAAGTTCATACAAGATAAGAGCTTGAAAAGGCGATAATTCAATGTTAAGTATATACTTACATGCAAAAGAAAAGTATTCTGGTCTCATCATGAGCCAAGCTATTCTTTCTAGTAGATCGTCATTATCAGAACTGTCAATAACGAAATCCATAGGATTAAATAGCTTATCCTCATCTACGGATATTCCCAGCCAAGCATCATCCAGTATTTGTTGATTGTTCATTCTTATCGAAAATGAAGTCTACGACTTCTTTGTTCCTTGGGTCATCTATTAGTCCTATAAGTAGTGTTGATAAAGAATTAACTATTCTTTCTTCTTCTTCACCTTTTGAAAATGCCAAAATATGCCAAGCGGTGTGTAGTGTCTCATGTAAAAGCGTGTCCCTTATTATTGCTGGAGAAGTGTCGCAATAAATACGTATTCTTCTTTTATCGTCAGAACAATCTCCATAAGCGTCCATGTCTTCGAAAAGCTTTTGGGACATTTCTTGTATTTCGTACTTATGTCCCATAACATAGACAGAATTAGGCAGTTTCTTCATTTTCTTCTTCCTTATGAAATAGTTCGTTTAGCCTTTTGAAAATACTATTACAAACCAAGAAAGCGTTATTTTTATTACCAGCAAAAATTATTTTGGTATCATACCAGATTTGAAACTCCAGCAGGCATTTTAATAAATACTTACCTGTAACCTTAACCTGTGACCTTAACTTTGATGGTACACGCGATCCTTCTGGATATCTCAAAACGTCAGCCATATCAAATTCGCATACCAGAAATGAAAAAGGAAAATCTCTCATCCTTTCCATCTCCGCATTAAAAGCACCCTTCTTCTTGCCTAAGTTCATCGCTATTTCTGAAGCGCAAGCTTTTCTTTCGATGCAAACAACATCTTCAAAGCCCTTCAGGGTATAATCGCCAGTATGTAAAGTACCAATTTCCATGCCGTCACATTTATCATACCCTGAGAAAAACCAGCCATCCTGTTCTCTTGTATCTTTGATTACTTTATAGTTCGGTACTTGTTTCTTTTTTGCCATTATTTACTAGATTAACGATCTTTACAGTATCGCCCTCTAAGCTGATATTAACCGTGTGTCTATGGCTTCTACGATACTTGCCATGAACAAAGCTGAAATCAGATACATTTATTCCACTGACAGTTACTTCACCGCCATCCTCAATAATATTCTCAATTTTTTCAGTTAAAATAGCCCTCATATTTTTCTGTGGGACTACAACTTCGGGTTTTTCTGGTACGATTTTTTCTTCTTTATCGAACCAAGATGGCTTAAAATTATCCATTAGTATTTCTCCTGACTATTTCTGTAAAGAAGTTAATATAACTAGATTCTTTACCTGTTATTTTTTTGTGGCAGAAATTACATAAAGTAATTCCGTTTGATACATCGAAACGCAGTGAGGCCGCTGAAGCCCACTTGATTATGTGATGAACATTCAGTCGCCTCTTATTATTACACATTTGGCATTTATATTTATCTCGTTTTAGAACTTCTTTTCTAAAGCTCTTATACGCTGGATCATCGTAGTTTCTGCGCATCTATATCACTTTTGACCATTCTTTGTACCAATTCGTCAAATGGTATAGTGGGCCTCCAGCCAAGCTTTCTGTTAGCTTTTGTGGGCCTGCCCAATAAATAGTCAACTTCTGCTGGCCTGTAAAATTCTGGATCTACTACAACAAGACTGTCCCAGTTATCAACCCCCACATAGCTAAATGCTAAATCTAAGAATTCCCGCACAGAATGGGTATCGTATGTTGCGACCACATAATCGTCTGGTTCTGGCTGTTGTAGCATCAACCACATGGCCCGAACATAATCTTCAGCATGGCCCCAATCTCTTCTGGCCTCTAGGTTCCCCAATCTTAGTGGCTCGACTTTAGATTTGTCTTTAGCATTATACCATCGCCCAATCCACTTAGTAATCTTTCTTGTCACAAATTGTTCGCCGCGACGTTCTGATTCGTGGTTAAACAATATACCGCTACAACCATAAATACCGTAAGATTCCCTATAGTTATCAACAAGATAATGAGCCGCTAGTTTAGCGATTGCATATGGACTTTGGGGCTGGAATACAGTATTTTCGTCCTGATACTTAAGGGGCTTTAATTCTGTTTCACCATCATTTAGCGGATAATGTCTCAAGTCATAATTTCGCCCAAACATTTCGCTAGAAGAAGCCTGATAGAATTTCGTATTCAGCCCAGAGCATCTTATTGATTCTAGAATATTCAAACAACCACCAGCTGTAATGTCCCATGTTAGTGTTGGCTGTCTAAAAGAAGTGCCAACGTGTGATTGTGCGGCTAGGTTATATACTTCATCTGGCTTGTGCTTATTAAGAATATTGCTTACGCAAAACTGGTCAGTTATATCGCCCTCTTCCATAGTAATTTTGGGCAAAATATAAGATATGCGTTGGGTTGTATCTACTGAAACGCGCCTCGCTACTCCAATAACCTCATATCCTTTATCGAGCAGAAGTTCTGCGAGATAGGAGCCGTCTTGTCCTGTTATTCCAAATATAATAGCTTTCATGTTTTCCTCTTTGCTATGTTTATAAATGCTCCCACTATAAGTAGTTCTATGCCTATTGCCATCATCCAACAAGGTAAGATTACAGATAGCGATTCGTTGTCCATTTTATTCCTTTACTGTTTCTGATGTTAAAAATGGCTGGTCTACTTGCCCATCTTCATACTGGACGTATTCTGATAAGCGCTCTTTCTCGTGTTCTACGGCAAGTCTCATCTTTTCCATCTCAATACCGATTTTCGTTCGATACTGGGGATCTGTCGCAATCTTTTTAACGAGCGAGGCAAATGTCTGTTTCGAATCTTCAATTGCTTTAATTCGCTGCTCACGGGTTCCTTTTAAATCTTTAAGCATGGTTGCCTTGCGAGCTTGGAGGTCTTTATAGTCTTTCGAGAGAGTCTCCTGTGACGCCCTGAGCATAGCTACTTGGCGCTCAAGATTAACGATCATGTCCATGTCTCTTTGGTCCTTATCTCGCGCCTTCTCCTCGCGGATAAGACGCTCGGTAAAGGTTATGTCGTTTTGGTTTTGTTGTTGGCCGCGCAGGATGCGGTTCATTAGGATTTCTAGTTTGATCGTGTCAATGATTTGCATTTCCTCTGTGTGAAACACATCGTCTTTAAACTGACTCCACATTTTCTTGAAATGAAATTCGAACATTTCCAGTTCATCGGCTGAGAATTGTGAATCCAATTCCCTAAAGTAAGGCTTCTGCTTTAATTCATTTGCTACTTCAGCTTCCCGCTTTTGTTTAGTTGAAAATCCAATCTTTTCGCCTATCCAGTTACGAACAGATTCTGGATCGCGGTTGAGCTTGATGGCGATCATGTTGGGAGAAAGAGCCTCGGCATTCGCCTCGATAAATTGCATTTCTTCTACAGAAAATCTACCCTTCTTCATGCTCATTTTGTAATATTTCCTGTATGACGGTAATTATATTGGCCTTACGGCCTTTTGACAAAGGAGAGTTTGTTTGTAGTTTAAGATAATCGCGGCGATATTCTGCTGGGAGCTTCTGGTCTATTATTGTGAGTATCTCTTGTATTTGCACATTATTCACTGTCTGGTCCGCTGAACATACAGAGTATATGGCATTTATGTCTACTGGCTCAAGCAGGCTTTTCTTGGTGTCTTGGATTTTTTGTGCGCCGCCTATGTCCATGCGGTAATAATTGTTGCGCTTGAAGTTCTTGAGGCGATTGGAGATGTGGGTAAAGAGGAAATTAGAGAGTGGGCGTTTTTCGTCATACTTTTCAAGGCCGTCTATCCCAATTATAAAAGCTTCCTGAAAGATATCATCCACATCATATGAGGCAAAAACAAATTTAGGGGCGAGGTGGCGTGATACTCTAGTTATTGTGTCTACTACCTCTTGTTCTGTCATATTTTTAGGAATTTTCATCTTGTTGTTTTTTCTTATGCTCCATCAGTTTTTCATATGGGACTCCATTGATTGTGTGGGCGGGCGACCATCCACAGAATTCATTCTTATCAATCAGGCTCTCTAGGGGCTTATCCTCTAGTTCGGCTTTTAAATGCTTCTGTACCTCTTCTTCTAGCTGGGCGAAGCTTTTAATTTTTAAATCGGCCTTTATTGGCTGGCCTTTGGCTTTATTTTTCATGTTTCAAGTGTCTCCTTTAACTATTATAGGGGCGATTGATACTATATACACAATACTTTGTTGCTAAAGGTGGAAATCGGAATACATTGGGATGTACACTTACGATAAGATTTGTTAATTGTGTTTGAACCACCCCGGCTTTTTTACCATAACGAGGGGAGTTTCGATATGAACAGAAAATACCGGGGTATATGTAAGTCTTTATATATCAACAACTTAGCTTCGTAATGCCTGCCCGCGACCCCCACTATAGAGGGGTTTAGTTTTGGCACAGTATTTGCACACAGAAAAAAATCCAAAAAAAAAATATTTTTCTACTTGACATTCAAGAATGAGTTGGTATAATGTCGATATAAGGAATAAGGAAAAGAAAACCCAAAAGAAAAGGAAAAGAAAAATGGAAATGCAAATCCTCTACATTTCAGATTGCTGTGGTTCATATCTTGACGATGCTCAGATTGAGTATGGTATCTGCAACGATTGCGGTGAGCATTGTGAAGTGCTAACCGAAGAATATCCTGCCACCCCCGTTTGTGGGGGTTGACAAATAAAAAACTTTTGGTATAATGCTGGAAAAGAAAGAAAGAGAGTTTGAAAATGGAAACAGTTGAAATTACCCCTAGTTATCTTGATTACCAAAACTACTTCCACACAATGAGCGATGAATTGCTTTCAGTGTGGATTGAAGTTGCAGAGCGTAGGCTTCCTACCTATCGTCGGAAGTCTGACTTGGTGTCCGTTGCTTTGGGTATCCGTGCTGCTCAGAGCGTTCAGCGTTTACGAGAAAGGAATTGGGAATGATGAACGGTTACGAATTACTTGCTACGCTTGATCGACAGTTGAAAGATTGTCTCTATGTTTCCAACGAATGCCTACCTGATGGTTTCCGCGATGAGCGTACCGATGGTGTAAGCTTGTCCACTCTTGAGCGTAAGTGTGATGACCGCGATAAGGAAAGCGAATTTTCCATTACGCAACGGCAGAAAGCAGCAAGAGTAAAAATCTATGCTGAACAGATTGCCAGTGGACAAGAGATCACCTACATTCCCAAGTGTCCACCAGTACCCCCATTCTGAGGGGGTGCGAAGCAGCCGCGACGGGCCTAAGTCCTTGTGCGCCAAGGATTTAGCTACACAGAAAAAAATACAAAAATTTTTCAAGAAAGTACTTGACAAGTGACGATGTACCCTATATACTTGGGGCATAGCAAGTAACCACTCAGGAGAATTGAAAATGCAATACTTCGCTGAACTTGACCACTACAATGCACGGGCTGAATACGAGGCTTGGCTTGACGAGCAAGAGCAAGAGTTTCTGGCAACGATGGATGATTCCCCCTATTGTGAGGAGGTGGTAGAATGAGCGGAGAAGATAAGTTT